TATGTGGTCACCAGGAGTTTGTCCTTATGGATAGTGATAAGCCGAGTTATAAGGATCCGCCGCGTGAAGTGAGTTATTATGCTTATAAGCGCATTAACCATTTCAATGAATGGCTGGCACAGTTCCAGGCCAAGGAGTGTACCGATATTCCTCAGGAAATCTATGACCAGATTTTACTGGAGCTCAAGAAGGAGCGCATTACACAACTTGAGGGTCTGAAGCCGGCGAAGATTCGCGAGATTCTCAAGAAAATCAAGGCGAATAAATACTATGAACACGTGCCCCATATTACAAATCGTCTCAACGGCAAAAATGCCCCTGTGATGAATCGTGAGATTGAGGAGAAACTTCGCTATATGTTCAAGGAGATTCAGCCGCATTTCCAGAAGCATTGCCCTAAGGGACGCAGCAATTTCCTTTCGTATTCGTATGTTCTGTATAAGTTCTGTGAACTGCTCGAACTGGATGACTATCTCCCGAATTTTCCTTTACTGAAAAATCGGGACAAACTCTATACCCAGGATAAAATCTGGCAGAAGATTTGTGAAGATTTAAATTGGGGTTTTATCCGCTCAATTTAAGTAATATCCACCGGCGTACGGAAAGACCCAGGGACGGAGTTGACCAGGGTCTTCACCTGTCATATCGGCAATTTCACGACGCACCATCTTCGGGTAGACATTATTGTAGTAGTTATAGTCCTCTGCATTGGGTACATGACTCGTTGTCAGCTGCACCATGGTTCCAGGAGATGTGAAGTATTCACGCAGAGGGCTTATCACAGACAGAAGAATGGCGGAGGCAAAAATAACAAGGATAAGCGCTGTATTGGAAAGACGCATTCTACTTAACCCCTACCAATTTGTGAGGCGGCCTGTTTGAGAGATGCTGCCGCAGCCATATCACCCATTGCGGCGGCCTGATTGGATTTATCTAAAAGCATAGCTTGTTGATTCATTGCTTCAGGTGACAAATTAGGAACCAGTTGGCCTATTTGGCCTATTTGGCCCATTTGCCCGTAGGGGGCCCCCTGGAGTTGCGTGGCGGCAGCTACACGATAACGATTGAATGTAGGTGACTGAATTGGCAGGAGAATCTGTGCATCAATTGGTAAAGACATTGGGGGTGTCGTTCCATAATTCTGCATTGGGCTTGCCATTCCAATCCGTGTCGTTCCATAATCCGGCATTGGGCTTGCCATTCCAATCCCTGTCGCTCCATAATTCTGCATTGGCATTTGCATAGGGGGTACCATAGTGTCCGAAATGGGCCCGGTGTTATAAGTGCCGTAACCCATAACTTTCCCGAATACTTGAGCAGGCGGTTGATTTGTCGGGGTATTGGGGCTCGGAATCTGATTTCCACTCGCATCCACCTCAAACCCTTCAGAATATGAACGCGATACGATAATACATCCGAAGAGAAGTGTACACATCAGCACGATAAGTGCAACAGTTGTCGTTGACATACGCATTTACTATTTATCTATAACATAGAAAAATAGTAGATTTGTTGATAGTTGTATTGCTTAGCCTGAAGGCTCGCTTTGCTTATCCTGAAGGCTCGCTGCGTTTACCGCGGGAAGCCAACGAGGTTCGCGCCAATACCGAAGCCGGCACCCTGGCGAGCCGTCACACCGATGGACGGGGAGACGAGGTCGAGCACGGCGAAGACGGCCGCGGCGACGATGGCGATGGCGACGACCTCCTGGAAGTCAATGCCCTTCCGGGGAACGAGCACGGCCGCGAGACCGACGGCGATACCCTCAATGAGATACTTGATGGCGCGATTGAGAACTTCAGCGAGATCCATTATTTATATTGGAAGGTGAGAAATTTTTTGGGCGCAGACCGGCTGCGTGGAAACCCCCTAAAGAAATATACCAGTAAGCCCTTAGAATGTCAAAGGAGGTTAACTATACGGAGAAGGAGGACTTTCTTGAGGAGGACCAGGAGATTCCTGGCCAGAAGTTCTGTCTACTGAGTTTCCTGAGTCCGGAGAAGGTCCTAGCCAGTAAGGATTCGTTTCTCTTTTCATCCTTCGTAAAGGACTATGAGATTCAGTACAAGACAAAGAAGCTCGAGGCATTTCTTGCCGACACGGTTCGTTCCGTCAACTCGAAGCTTGAGGCGGAGGCTGTGAAGGCGGAGAAGGCGGACCTTTCGGGTGTTGCACTCATTTGCCGTACGAGCCAGGTGAAGATGGAGACGGTGCTCGCTGACCTTGAGGGCTATGTACGCAAGAATCAGGCTGAAATCAAGGAGACGACTATCCAGGAGGCCTATGAGGACTTTCTGTACAAGAATGGCAGCCGTCTCGAGGAGGAGTTCTACGCAAAGAACAACTTCAGGACATCTGTGCGCGGTCTCAAGATTCGTGGCGTCTATGGAACTCAGGGCGAGGCCGTAGCTCGCTCCAAGAAGCTGCAGCGCAATGACACAATTCACAATGTGTTTGTGGGTGAGGTTGGTAAGTGGCTGCCGTGGGATCCGAACCCGAATGCGGTCGCCGAGCAGGAGTATGCGGAGGACCAGCTTAATACGCTCATGAAGAAGTACAAGGAGAACGAGAATGCTCGTGACACCTTTTATTCGGAGCAGCGCAAGAAGGGCGTCAAGGGTATGGCAGGGCAACAGCTCCAAGGCTCTGAGCATCCTGAGCCTGAGGCGGTCGATACCTCACCGTTCACGGCGGGTGTCGGCTCTTATGCAAGCATGTTCAGTGGCCCTGCGGACCTGGCCATGGAGCGCAGGAAGGAGAAGAAGGAGGAGAAGGATGACAAGAAGGACTAGTCTGTTTACAGTTTTTTGAAAAAACATAGAACAGATATTTACGCGTAATACCCTGTGGCACCCGCTGAATTTGTCATCTCACGAGTCACAATCGGAATGCACTGGTCGCTCTGGCAGAACGTTCCTTCAGGACACATTGTCTCGCGCTTGCAATCGTAATTGGAAAAGCCCTGTACGAGGCCGGGGAACATGCTGCGCAGCATCGGCATAATCATCAGTACCGCAAATAAGATAACAAGGGCACAGCCCGCAACTCCTAAACGCATCATCTTAGCCATTCTATTCAGTGTGGAGAAAGCCGCCAGGATTTCCAAGATCGGAAGGCTCAACGGGTAAATCAGAAAAGGTCGGTAACATCGGAGTATTGGAAGAAGTGCAGTATCCATTCATGCAACGAGTGCCATGTACGCACGTAGGCTTATCAACGCCGCACATCTGACCTTCACCTGCTTCAAATCCCTCCGTCGTACTTTCCACTGCGTACCATCCCATGAGGACACACGCGAATAGAAGTAGGCATAAAATGGCTATTGTGTCGCTCTTCATCTCTACATCTTGCGGATATTAATAGGAGGTCCCTTGAGCTTCCGTGCTGCACTCGGGTCATACTGGTTAATATCCTCTTCATCCTTGTCGCGATAGTGTTGTTCACTGTGTTGCCAGAACTCGGGTGCTCCAATACGGAACTTCTCAGGGTGCATCTCGGCCTTGTACCAGAAAATACAGTCCTCAAGTTTATTGCTCTGTGATGTATTGTCAATCACGAGACACTCATAGTTCTGAGTACACTGGTCCATGACCTGACAGAAGAATTCAAAGGAGGGAAAGGCCGACCCGTAGTTATCATAGATGCGCTTGCGGTTGGAGGCGTAGGGCTCACGGAGAATGAAAACATAGTCTACATTGGTTCGGAGCGCCGGCTGAATACCGAGGGGGTACTGCATAGTAATCAAGAAAAAGACCTTGAGCCAACGACCGTTCATGAAGAGATACTTAATATTCTTGTCGTGCGTCCAGGAGTCGTCGTACATACAGTCATCGAGAATCATAAAGGATCGGGGGTCAATCTTGCTCTGCTTTCCAACGGCGAGGTCCTGTTGGATTTTGTGCATCACGAGTTTCTGGCGTTTACAGAAATTTGCCAGAATCACTGGGCTGAACTCTCCATGGATGAAGAGCGGCGGAATCATTTGTCCGTAGAAACTGTTTGACTCTTCCGTTCCACTGATAACAGTGCCAAGCGGCATATTCTGGTGATGGTAGAGGAGGTCACGAACAAGAGTACTCTTACCTGTACGACGGCGGCCAATGAAAACGGCCACGGCGTCTTGAGGAATCTTCTTCATATCGAACTTTCGGAGGGATACATTCATAGCGGAAGCGGCTGCCATTGCGTCTCTATATAGTAGGGACGCAAACGCGTTTTTTGAAAACTACCCTAATCCTTAACCCCGACCAGAAAGAATGCCTGTGGAAACATGGGATAGCACATTTCAAATTGTGGCCGCGCCGCCCGTGGTTCCAATACAACAGACTCTAACGGCCGAACATATGGCACAAATGTCTGGTTTTCGGAACCTCAGTTTATCTCATCCGGCATATTCGCTCCTTGGAATTGATTCAAAGGTTCAGGCGTGGCTCGACCACAAGTGGCGCTGGCAGGCGCAAAGTAGTGAGGCGGGAAAGGGTAATTGCGAGATTACTCTCGGAAATGGACAGCACACTGGAAAACAGAAGGCGTATTGTAAGGTGACTCATCTTCTGGACCCTGTTCGTTGGATGAAGGGTCGCTATGAATTTGCGGTGGCTCCTGCCAGTCCAACTCGTACAAAGGGATGGACTCGGGCTCAGGAGAAACTGAAGGACCCAATGAATCAGGCATATGTAGAGGCACTGGGTTATTTTAGTCTCTCTCGTCTTCGTGAGCTCGATGCATCGCCGCATTTTCCCTTTTACTACGGCTCTATGACGGCCATTGCCGATAAGTATATGTTCAATATCAGCGAAGAGTACGATAGTTTTCGTAATACTCGCTGGTTCTGGCGAGGACTGGATGCGAGGCGATTTGCCGTGCAGGCGGATTTTGAAACGGACTCAGACAGGGCATTTTGGACTCGTCGGCCCTCCTTTATTAATGAGGGCGGAGACTCGACAAATTCTGAAGAGGATTCGGATGCCGAGGCGTCTGCAGATGAATCACTAAAGGCGGATTCTGTTCCTGGCGGAGCGGGAAGTATTCATACGGCCGATAATCTGAGTTTTCACAGCCAGAATGAGGAATCTGAGGAGGAGGAGGATGAGGAGGAGGATGATGATGACCCGCATTTCTTTGCCGAATTTAATGATTTTCCTGTAATGCTCATGTACCTTGAGCGGTCAGAGGGTGTCATGGATACTCTTCTTGAGAATCATAGCCTTGTAGGTGCGGAGCCTGGCGAGCCTGAGTGGGAGGTGCGTTGGTCAGCGTGGTTGTTTCAGGTGATTGCGGGTCTCTGTGCCATGCAGCACACACTTTCAATGACGCACAACGACCTTCACTCCAATAATATTGTCTGGTCATCGACCGAGAAGGAGTTTTTGTACTACGCAAAGCGCGATGGAACCACATGGAGAGTACCGACCTATGGAAAGATTTTCCAGATTATTGATTTCGGCCGTGCTGTATTCAAGTTAGGTGATAAGATAGTCTACAGTGATGATTTTCGTCCTGGAAATGATGCAGCGACACAGTATAATTTTGGAGAGTTTGCTGTGAAAAAGGAGGCGATTGTCACACCGAATCCGTCGTTTGACCTTTGTAGGCTTGCAGTCAGTCTATTTGAGGCCGTATTTCCCCATAAGATGGAGCCGAAGAAGGGTGGTCGTGTCATGTCCTCTGAGGAGGGTATTGAGATGCGCGAAACGGGGTCGGATTTATTCAATACAATGTGGACCTGGATGGTGACGGATGGACGGGAGAATGTACTGATTGATGCCGATGGAAATGAAAAGTATCCGAGTTTTGACTTATATAAGGTGATCGCGGAAGAGTGTCACATGGCACGGCCGCGGGACCAGGTGGAGAAGAAGCCGTTTAGTGGATTCAAGGTGAAGCGGGTGCCGAAGGATGAGAAGGTGTATAGTTTATTCTTTTGATTAGAAATCGTTTTACGATTATAGATCAAAAAGGTTTACTTGCGGTAGGTTTTAGATTTTATGTAGAGGCGGTTTTTTCTTGTTCCTCCTTGCGGTTTTAGGGGAGCTCCAAGTAATCCACGATATAATCCAGAGGTTCCTTGCGGTTGTGGGGGAGCTCCAAGTAATCCACGATATAATCCAGAGGTTCCAAGTAATCCAGAGGTTCCAAGTAATCCAGACGCTCCAAGTAATCCAGTGCTTGCTGGTACTTTTTTTTCTTCTTGTTGTGCTTCAAGTCCTGATGTAGGAGGGGGGGGTTCGGCTTTTGGCTCAGACGATTCTTCTACAGATTCTCCTGGATTTAATATGTGAGAAAATACCTTTGAAAAGGGTGGTATATATTCCTGCTTATCTTCTTCATCATCACTATCATTATCACTGTCATCATCACTATCATCATCGTCATCAAGTTCATCATGTATTACAGCATTATATATCTGTATAAATTCTTTTGTTTCTTTATCAAAATTACCCGTTCTAAGACCAACTGCAAATTTCTCTATGATATTTTTTATTTCTTGTAATTCTTCATCAGTACCTCCGCCT